GATTGAAAGTTGTAAAAAACACAACTTTGAAGATAGTGATAATTATGAATTACGACAATATACCCAATACAAGGATTTAGAGCCATTCTTGGAATATCGCATAGAAGATATTAAAGACATACATAGTAACATTCTTCATATTATTTCTATATTATATGAACAATATTCAGAGCGTCACAACTCTATTACACACTACAATGACACTCACAAAATTGGATTTTCTATTTCTAATTTTATTAATACTCTTCAATATGAAAATAGTATTTTGAAGGAACAAGTTACATTATATACAAACTATATGGCATTCTTCCATATTTCACAAGGAAAATATTTGAAACGTATGTATTCAAAAATAGAAAACTTTTACTGTGAAGTTGAAAGTAATATCAAATCAAACATCAACTTCTCTATTGATGATATAAACGAGAACCCTATACTTAACTCTGAAAAAGACGGTGATTTAATGACCACACACGAGAGCATTGAAAGTATGTCTCAAGAATTAGACGATTTGAAAAATGGTTCTCAAATTGATGACCCAGGGACATCCAGCACTACAATGCATGACTTGGAAGCAACACTAAAAAATGAAATATCCAGCGAACAAGCATTACAAAAAGATGGTTCATTGGATACTCCTCGTTCTGAATTGAGTGTGCCATCATTAAGTAGCCAAGAATCAAATTCTGGTCCAAATACCCCTTCAAAACAAGAGAGCAAAGTACCGCAAAAAACAGTTCAACGACCAAATCAACTTTTTATGATGGGAAAAAAATAATAATAACACAAAACGAAATATAGATAAATTATATTTTATTGTAATATAATATAATAATGAGTTGTGAAGATAAAAATGAAGAATCAAGTATTGCTGTCGAATCCAGCACACCGCGTGAATCAAAGAAAAAAATAGAATGGTCACCTGAAAATGAGGAAATACTTGTTCAATGGTGTGATGCTGCACAATGTTACAAATGGTTACACCGCGAATCACACGTGGTTTATTCCAAATTACACGCGTGGTTTACTATTCCCGCCATTGTATTATCAACGATTAGTGGTACTGCTTCGTTCGCTCAAAAAAACCTTCCACCAAACATGCAACCCGCCGCTCCACTTGTTATTGGTACCTTGAATATTTTCATAGGTATCTTAACCACCATACAACAATACCTGAAGATTTCCGAACTGAATGAATCACACCGAGTAATGTTTATTGCGTGGGATAAATACGCTCGAAATATCCGTATTGAATTATCCAAATCTCCTGATGAACGTAGTGATGCAGGCAGCTTTTTGAAGTATAATCGTCAAGAATTTGACCGTTTAATGGAAACCAGTCCATCTATTGACCAAAAAATAATTGACAGATTTATTTCCACATTCAAGGGAAGAGATAACAGCGAACAACGCACAAGATATGACGCATTGAAGAAACCCGACATTTGTAATATCATTGTAACTGCCGATAAATCACGTCATCCTTGGTATTTAAGTTTAGTTAGTGTGGATGATAGTCCAGAATTATCCATTTTAGATAAACAAGAACAATTGAAGGAAATGGAAAATAAACTCAAAGATAAAGAACACGAATTACTTGAAGCTGGAATGAAAAAAGAACACGCGCGATCAAACTTCAGACAGTCGGTTACCGAAGCTACAATGAAATACAAAAAATGCAAAGAAACCATAGATGAATATGTGAAATCATTTGTCAAATTATATGGTCGTCATCCCATTCCAGAGGAAGTGAAATCATATTTCAATACATATGAAAATGAAAATGTATCCGATGATAATTTGGACAATTATTTACGCGAATACACAGCTACTGAAGCATAAAATACACATTCAGAATGCAATACCAACATATGCTATAATGTAAAATATAATATTAGATGATTATATTTTGCTGTCGGTGTTATGTCAGTTTATGGTTGATGATGTTTTTCTATTACTATTCAATCATACAAAATTGTTCATAATTCTTTACAAGTATAAATGTATGCAAATCCCCATCATGATACATGATTGAACTATAATCATCCATTTCCTTTAGTTGTTGTCCATTTCCGCCTCCAGACATTGCCAATTTTGAAATATCTTCATACTGAAACAATACATCATTTACAAACACCGCATATTTCTTATATTCTGTGGTTTTGTCACTGTTTAATAATGCTTCACTGAATACATAATTTGTACCGAATAGTTTATGGTCAATCATATCTTCAAACATATCGTCCATTTTTATATTGATGAGTTTTTTATTTTCATTGTCATAATTACACATATAACAATGTATTGGAACATCAATCATATTTTCTTCCATATCTAAAAACTGTTGTATATTCACGTGTTCCTTGAAAAAATCCACAACATTGTTTTGGATAGATGTGTGTTGAATTTCGCCTGTATTCACAATTTCATCGTAAATTGCCATATAACCGTTATCAAATAATGTTGTCTGCATATTACATAATACATATACTACGGAATCTTTTACTGTATATCCCCTATAATCAATGTCCTTTTGATCAATGCTATAATTGGTTTTCAATGTTTTTTTTAATTCATCTATAAAAACATAGTGATTGCTATCATAATCCAAATCATTGGCGTAGTCTTTAGACTTTTCAAATAATGATGATTTTGATATTACCGCTTTTGGTAAAACCATCTCATTTTCAACTCTTTCAAAGAAATATTGTGAAAATGGCATTTTCAATTCGTCATTTACATACATCAATATAAATTTTATGTCATAATTTTCGGTACTATTGCTTTCTAATAACAGCGATAAGTCTTCATTTAAATCATCTTCATATACATGAATGTATTCTTTGTTATTAATATTATAGGTTCTTTCTGTTTCATCACGGTCATCATCGCTTACTGAATGTTCGTCACTATATTCGGTTTCTTTAATGTCTTCATTACCATTGAACTCTTTATTTAATATATGTTCTATATATTTTTGTTTAAGCTTTTCATTATTTAATGATGCTAACATTTTATTATAGTATATAGAAAGAAATATTTATATGATAATAGATTTTAGACATGTTTTGTTATGTGTTATGTGTATATATTATTATGTTTACAAGTCGTGTATTACGCATACATTCAGATTCCAATGACGATATTCACAATACAGGGTTGGATGAGAGATCTCTTCACCATCCAAATGAGTTTCCCCACTATAAATATAGTGAATACGATATACGTGTAAATGACTACAAAAAAAAGATGCTCGGCATTTTGTCTTCTAAAGAACTACCTTTACACTATAAGTTACTATATACACGTGAATACAATAAGATAATGGACATTGATAATTATGGTTCATTGCATAATGGGGGATTATATGATGATTGGAATATATCTTTTTGATATTGTTTGTATTTCAATACAATAACATTTAGTTATTATCTTATAATAAAATATATTACTAATAATTTATTATAATGGATTTGGATAAACCTAAAATTCCTATGGTTGCATATGGTATGATTGGCATTAGTTCTCTTGTATTGGCATATGTAACATTATTAGATAGTTCTGTAAGTGAAACTTCTGAAACTCAACCCACTAAGGAACCTGAGCAAGAACCTACACAAGAGTCTGAAACTCAACCCTCTAAGGAGCCCGATCAAGAATCTGAAACTCAGCCAGACAAAGAAACTGAACCTGAACAAGAAGAAGAATTAAGTGAAGAACAGATGAAAGAATTAGAAGAGGAAATGAGAAGAGAAGAAGAAGAAGAGGAAATGATAAGAGAAGAAGAAGAGGAAATGAGAAGGATGGAAGAGCAAAACAAGGGAGGTAAGCATTATATAAAACAGAAGACACCAAGAAGGGAATCCAGCAGTAGTAAAACACCCAATAGTAAAACACCCAATAGTAAAACACCCAATAGTAAAACACCCAATGGAAAATCCATTAACAAAACAAAAACACATAAACCAAAAGCTTCATTGGCATCTAAATCAATCAAAAATCGTAAAGTCAAGAAATAGACATCCAAAAACAAACATATACCAGAAAATCAAAACTTACATATTTAACTTTCCATTATATCATCAAAAAACATATCTAATTTAGCAATATCCGTTCCTGTAATCACGTCATCCGGTATAAACGTAATATTTCCGCAATCATAACGTATAATTGTTGGAATACTTTGTACAATTTTTTTCCTCTTTAGAAATGCATAGACTTCAAAATTTTTATCAATATCAATAGAACCACATAATACATTTTCACCCATTTCACTGAATTTATAATTGATATATTCTTCAATCTGCTTACACGGCTTACACCACGTAGCACCAAATTTCAGAACCAAAATACCTGTATTTTCTTTTAGAATAGACAATAGCGTGTCTTTATCTGGAATAGTGTGAATAAACGTTCGCTGGAGGTCATCGTCATTATTATCCATTATACATAAAATATATATCTATTTTTTATGTAATTTATGCATTTTATAGTTTTTTGATTTTATGTATTTTCATATTATAAAAAATATATTATAATCATATACCATGCCTCACAATTTAGATATACAAATGTACAGTTTCAAAGACATATTGGAATTGTTTCATATTACCGATTATAATATTTCTCAAGAACAAATGAAAAAAGCCAAGAAAATTGTATTGATGACACATCCTGACAAATCCAAACTTCCCAGCGAATACTTTTTATTTTATAAAAAAGCATTTGATGTTCTATATAATCACTATATTGACCATAATAAACAATCACAAGACGTGAAATCAAGTGTATATCAACCTATTCAACAAGAAGATGACGTTCATACCACGCAGATTAAGAACAAAATAAAAGACGTGAATCAAAAGAAATTTCAGAAAGAATTTAATACTCTTTTTGAAGAAAATATGGTATCTGCTATTGATAAATCAAAAAACGATTGGTTCGTTGCTGAAGAAGTTGATGATAAATATAATACTAATGAACACGTTAATGCAAACAATATGGGGCAAATGTTCCGCCAGTTCAAGAAAAATAATCAGGAAATGGTTGTCCATAAAAGTGTCCAAGAATTACATCATAGTTCTGGAAATTCATTATATGATGACGATGATACCCAATATTGTGGAAGTGACATTTTCGGCAAATTGAAATTTGATGACCTTCGTAAAGTTCATAAAGACCAGACGATTTTTGATGTCTGCGAAACCGATTACAATAAAATGAAAACATTTTCATCCGTAGAACACATGAGAACTGAACGAAGTAAGCAAAATATTGGTCCTATGGATAAAGCCGAAGCACAACGCCTATTGAATCAACGCAACAACCAACATATGGAGAAAATGATACAAAAACAACACCAGTCCAATTTGAAATCAATGGAATATTCGCAGAAAAACAAACACGTTATGGGATCCTTATTTATGCGAATCACTAATTAATTTTTGTATATATTGCTCAATCAACCATTCCTTTTCTAAATCCATCATTAAACGTTTATAATCTACATTGCGATTCTCTATATCACTATATCCTTCCTTCTGAACTACACTGAGTGGTATAATCAAATACCAATTGTCATGTCGTTGTATTCTATTCCAATACATATCAATCGCATATTCGTGCTTGTTTTTGGGCTCTTGCAATAATTGGTTTAATCCTTCTCTATAATTGTTCAATAATTTATCGTAATAATGTTGTTTTACCACATATCCAGTGGCCGCGCGACAATTTTTTGTTTTTATGCAATATTCAGCCACGTGCGTAAATGGTGGTGCATTGTTTCCGGATACAAGTAAAACATCCCATTCCTTGATGTTGTCATTGAATTTGGTAATACTATTTACAAATAGCTCCTTATTTGTAAAATAAATGTCGTCTTCGCAAATAAACACGTGTTCCCAATTGCGTTCTTTTGCAATTTCTAAACATTTCATGTGGCTCATTGAACAACCGACCGCACCATCCTTTGTCTTGATAGCATTGAACCGTTCTCCCTTTATATCCATCATCTCCAACTGCTCATGGACGTGCTGTAATCTGTCAGTACGATGCTCTAAATTAATGAATAAACAGTTTTGTAGAAATTCCATAATAATATAATTACACTATTATGAAATATTTATATTCTTGTAGATCTATATTTTATATTGTATAGTATTGTACAATATTGTATATTATTGATAATCATTCACATTTATTACACGGTCCATATACGGTAGAATTTCTTTGTCGTGGGTAATTACAATTACCGTCTTGTTCTTATTTTCGTTCATTATCATATTCATTACCTTTTGACGTGTATTCTGGTCCAATCCCGCAAGCGGTTCATCCAATATTATAATCTTGGACGGGCGCAAAATACCGCGCACCAACAATACCACTTTCTGCATTCCCAATGATAATTGACCTCCATTTACACCGACATCACTATCTATACCATTATCCAATTTTGAGAAAACACTGTTTAATCCGTATTTGCTTAATAGGTTCTTGACATCTTCTTCACTTTTGTTGTTTCCATACACCATATTTTCCACTACACTCCCATTAAACAACTGGGTGCGTTGATTTACATAGTTAATGTGATTCCTTAAATCATCCTTGTTTGCCGTTTTGACTTCTTGATGTCCGACTTGAACCGATCCTTCGTAGGAGTGTAATCCTACCAACATTTTCATCAACGACGTTTTTCCGGAACCGGAACGCCCTACAAGTCCTACTTTTTCATTGTCCTTTATATTCAAATTCAACCCGTCAAATATGTAGTCTCCGTCTTTGTACTTAAATTTCATATTTTCAAATATGATTGATCCGTCGTCAAACGTGGTTTTCGCCTTGTCATTGTTTGTATATTTGAATAAGTCCAATAAAAAGTCATAATGGGAATTAATAATACCGAATTTATAACTCAGCGAAAATACAATCCCCCAGTTAATGTTTTGCATATACGATAAATACTTTCCGAGTGTAAGCAAGTACGCAATCATACTGGCAACGGTGATTTGTCCTTCCTTCAATAACCCGTACAAAATATATACACACGACGAATAACCCGTGATTGCTACCATTTGCATGGATGTCATTGACACAGATTCCGCTTTCATAATGTCCTCCATCATCTTCTTGTTTTTTTCTTCCAAATCATCATTGTCCTTGATTGCGTTAAATCCTTCATTGTTGATTACAATATTCATCATATTATGTAATTTGTCCTGTATGCTTTCCGCCAATTCCTTGGTGAAAAAATCTTCGCGTTTTTGAACAAGTGAAATAATGTATTCCGTGCTATATACACTAAACAATACTATTACCATTGTAAAAATAAGTAATATCGGCGCCAGTTTGGGAACCTGATACGATAAGTATAATATCAATACTATTCCGACAGATACATATGGGAAGAAATGGGAAATCAAATACTGGAATAAATCTCGTAAATTACGTGAAATTTCCATCACCTTTGAAATATATTCTCCGGATTTAACGTCTTCGTATTCTTCTTCGTGTTTTCGCATTGTTCCCGTAAATAAAAGCGAACGCAAATATTTCAAATAATTGGGACTGATAAACGAGTCAATATAGAATTTCAAGTTCTCCGCAAGCAACGTGAAGATGTAGATTGCTATTATCCACGTTAATATACCCGGCGTATTCATAGATGTCATATTTTCAATTATGTTCAGTGGCTCTCCATACGTCTTTTTGTCTTTAATGGTTTCATATAATTTTCCAAACATACGAGGAATGACAATATCTTCTAAAGGAAAGATTAACAATAACAGCAAGATGTACAATACCACGAAAATGAGGTTTTCTAATACAAAGTCAAAAATTAATTTCTGAAAAAACATTGGATTTTTGTCTATTTTTCTAAGTTATCTATGTCTTTGTGTCCTGTTTTTACTTGTAATATAAGGATAATTTATTATATTACAAAAAAAATAATTGAACGACGGGGTGTTGATAACATGATCGCCATTGGATTTGGTACATGCATTGTATGTAATTATTGGATATTATGAACTGCGCTGGATATGACATTGGATACCTCTTGTTTTACAATAACATTGTTCAACTCCTGTCGCAGTTGCTTGTTGTCTTCTATAATGTTATTAATGGTTTGTTGCATTTTATCCATTACTGTGTTTAATGTGGTTATGCGTTCATTCAACAATTTATTTTCTTCGGCAAGGGGATTCTTTATATTCACAATATCACCTTCACGGGCTTTCATTTTTTGCTCCAATTCAATTGGCGACATTGTGCCATACTCAGCTGATGTATCTTCTGCGAAATTGATTTCCTTGGGTTGTGGTTTTTCAAGCAACTTGCGATATTCTTGTTCTCTGCGTTCATAATCACTCATATTATCTTGGATATTATCTTGGAATTGTTTGTTGTCTTTATTTTGGTGCTGAATATATGTATGTTGGTTTTGTTGTTGAGGATGTTGTGTCTGTAAATGATATAATCGGTTCTTCACATCTTGTATCATAAACTGAATAACATCTTTATTCAATTGTTTTAATTGAATTATGTTATATGCTTCTTGACCAGTTTGGTGAAACTCGCGTATAATATCTTTGAACCATTCTTGTTTTTCCTCTTCTCCACCTTGAAACGCATTATTGATTTTTTTATTTTTATTAATCACATTCCATAATAGAGTTTGGTTGTCTCGGGTGACAAATAATGACATATAACGTATATGATATTATTATGATAGTATTATTTACATTACTTTTTTGTTTTATTTATTTTTTGTTTTTTTGTGTTATTGTGTTTTTTTTGTTTCTGGTGTTTCTTTGATTTTCTTTCACCGCCTATTTTTTTTGATTTTTTTGTTGATGGTGAAGGTACAACTGTAGCCAAACTTGTTTGAAATATTTTATCATTTGAATTAGAGTTATGGTTTTTCTCTATCATTGTTGCCCGAGCTATATTATTATTACCTTTATTTATCGGTATATTTTTACTTACGTGTTGTTGATATGGGGATGATTTGTATTTTTTATCATACTTTTTCTTAGCATCTGTTGATGTTTTTCCAGTATCTTCTTGTATGCTTTGGAATAAATTATATAAATAGTGATCAACATTGTCTGTTGTTGAATATGGTTTATCTCCGCGAACAAGAGTGATAATATTCCCAATATTATACCCCTTTGAATTTTGCCATGCAAGGGGGAAAAGACGCGTAATGGTTGTAAGCGGACCTTTGACGTTTCCATCTTTATCTATTTTGAGTTTAGTAACTTCGCTGGTTAATTCTTTTATATGTGCATCTTTTTCTCCAATAATTTTTTTGTTTATATTTTCTAATTCTGCAATACTGTCTTTGTGGGCTGCTTCTTGTTCTTCGAATTTTACGTTAAGTGCTTCTATTTTTTTTTGTTTTGCAAAATTAGTTAGACTACTAATAAATTTAATAGCATTTTTTTGTGCTTTGAACTCTTGTTTTTTTGATTCAAGAGCATCTTTGTGTTGTTTTTTAAGTTCTTCTATTTGTTGTTGTTGTTCGTCTGTTTGTTTTTTAAGTGCTGCTTGGTGTATTGCTGTTTGATTTTTAAGACGATCATGAGCTTCTTTTATTTTATTTTTTATTTTGTCTAATTCTGCTTGTGATGCATTTTGTTTTTCTGTTAATTCTTGGTTTTTTCTTGTATACTCTTCTATTTTTGTTCTCAAATCTGATAGTTGTATATCTGCTTCTCCTTTTGCTTCTTCTGCGTTTTTTTTGGCTTCTTCTGCGTTTTTTTTGGCTTCTTCTGCGGCTTTTGTAGCAGCTTCTGCTTTTACTTGGGCAGCTTCTGCGGCTTTTGTAGCAGCTTCTGCTTCTGAGGCTCTTTTTTTGTCAGTTTCTGCGGATGCTTTTGCATCAGCCGCTTGTGCTTTTGCAACAGCCGCTTGTGCTTTTGCAACAGCCGCTTCTTCTTTAGCAGCAGTCGCTTCTTTTTTTGCTTGTTCTGTTATTTTCTCATTTGTATTTAATGCTGTTTTTTGTTTATTCAAAGTTGTTTGTGTTTGTTCAATCATCACTTTTTGTTGTGCTAACAATATTAAATTATTGTTATTATCACGTTGTATTTTTGCTAACTCGTCTTCAGCTTCTTTTTTTTTGTTTTCTAAACTGACTATCTCCGCTTTGCTAATTTGGTCTTTATTTTGTATTTCGTTTTCCAAATCTTTTATTGTATCGGTTTGATTTTTAAGTACCTTTTGTTGGTCAGTCACTTTTTTGTATAAATCATCATTTTGTTTGACTAATTTGTTATGTGACTCTGCTGCTTGTTTTAACGTAGAGGAAAATACTGTTGTAACATTAAAAAAATTGAAACCTGTATTGTCACCTTCAACTATATTAGCTTTATTTAATATGCTATGTGCTTCGGGAGTTATTACATTATTGCCTTGAACTATTGATGGGTTTGTTAATATATCTGTAAACAGTGGAGTTCTTACGTTTACTTCGTTATTATTACGCATAAATTTATATGTATCAAGAAATCTTCCAATTTTCCCTAATTGATCAAGCCCAGATGCGTTCATTTCATTGTATTTTGTCATTATATTTGTTATATCATGATTTAGATTTTCAATAGCTTTAGTTTTGTCATTGTCATTTAGGATAGTATTTATTTTAATTTGTACATTTTTCAAATGATTTTCATGATTTATTCTGGGTAAAAATAAATATTCTGATGTTAATTCTATTTCTTGTTTATTATTTTTTGCGTTATTCATTAAATACTCTATGTTATAATATTACTATATAGTGATATTATATTTATTCATTAAAGTAAATATTTCGGCGTTTAAATACATTCTCATCAGGAATGCGCTGTTCCAAAAAATGCGCCATTAATTTCTGTTTATTTGTGGATTTCCCATTTATCTTTTCGTTTATCAAGGTAATCATAAAATACAATGAATACATTCCACATTCCGTATTTGAGCGTTGATGACTAAATGTATTTTCCGTATATTCTAAATTGACGGGGGTATTCAACCGTTTTCCCATATCTATAATCCGATTTACCAAGACAATGATTTCGTCCGGAGCTTCTACACCATTGCTATCAAAATACACAATAAACTTCTGGGCAGTATTTATAAACAACGACACCCAATGACTACCTGGTTCATTGTGTTTGGATAAATTAAAAATAAACCCGGTTTTCGTAATACCTTTTTGTAACATCGTATTCAAATCAAATTTACATATGTCATTGGACACACATCCCCCATACTGAATATATTTATCATCAAAATCAATCGGGCTTGGTCCAAATAATTTGAAACAAGGATATCTTTTCTCGTATTGGTTGAGAACCTTTATTATATCAAAATTCGTCAACCAGGTATGAGGGTCAGATTTCCATTCGCTCGGTTTATTCGGTGCAAACAATCGCCGTTTCACTATGGATTTCATATTTACATCTCTAAATTCGTTCAGCCAACATATTTCATTATTACAATGATGGATTTTCTTTTTTAACTCACCCCAGATTTTACGAGGGTCCTGTGTCTTTATTTTCTGTTGAGGATTGTATTTATTATAATATTTGCGAACCTTCTTCAAAACATCGGGAGTCATACAGCTCCGTTTTTTGACTGTTTTACCCGATACATTTGGATTACAATTTTTATGTTTGAATTTACGCGTGGTTGTCATTATATTAAAGTATAAATCAAAAATAAGTTATTCAATAAATTGTTCAATAAGTTATTATATAAGGATATAAAAATATCTACAGTGTTTATGTATAAGATATTATTATTGTAAATAAACGCAACCTAATACACATATGCAATACGTAAAAACACAATTCCAACAAATTCTACACAAACAATATACACAGTTTAAAACGGGAATGACCGAACTATTTCCATACACATTTCGCATTTATGAAGCACAAAGGAAAACTGAACTTGGACGTTGGCAAAATCACGACTGTGCATACAAGACATTCTCTAAAGTGGATTATAATAATGTAGATCACTGTGGTCCGTGCGGACTACATCACACTCAACAGCAGATCAAGAAAGAAAATCGTCAGAAAATGTAATAAGATGACGCATTCTAATGACACTATTTATCCACTTTTTCAGTACCTCCATACAGATGATGAATCAATGACATTAATGTTGTCATTGTGATCATTATCGTGTTCATTTTCGTCATCACTATCATTTTTAGCCACAGTGTATGGTTCTGGGCACTGGTCATCATCACTATCGTCACACGCGTTGAATTTATTGTCCTGTTTTACTCGTAACATTTCCCAATGTTTGAATAGTTCGTGTGTAAAAGCGTCAAACGATGAGATAATGGAGTTATTTAGTTCGCCAACATTTCCGTCTATTAGATGCTTGACACATTGTATAATTTTGTCTTCGTTTTCTTTAACATTGTCAAAGCAATTGTCTTCTTGAGAATCATTGCGTTTCTGTTTGACTATTTTATTATAGTCTTTTTGGTTCAACAATAACTGTAACGTCAAATCCTGTATATTGTCCATTGTATATGCTACAGGCAAATTATAATATACTTGACTAAAATAAAACCATTCTTTTTACATATTTGTTGCAAAAATATGTAAGACTAATATATAAATCATAATGAACGGAATTTCACCCAAACCCACCATATTAGGAAAAAAACAAGCAGAAGATAGCCAAAACCGCAAAAGCGTGCGTATGGTATGGCACAACCCCAGCACCGCATCACAAAACTCTCCATACCGCAAAGTGTATAATTTAGCTAAACATGAAACCGCGTCTGGTTCTCAATATGCTCGTTTCAAACACGAACGTGCTGTTGCCCGTAATTACAACGATACTGCCCTATAAATAAACTATACTATAAATATATATAGTATAGTTGTCGTCATGTATGAATATTTAGCCGAACTTATTGGAAGTGCCATTTTTGTATATGTAATTCTTGCAACGGGGAACCCGTTAATCATTGGTGCAACATTGGCATTAATACTTTTAATCACCACGCCCATTTCTGGAGGTCATATTAATCCCACATTGTCTATTGTAATGGCTTCCATAAATAAATTACCAGTTACTGAAATAATACCATATGCGTTATCTCAAGTATTTGGAGGTCTAATCGGTTTGGAGTTATATAAACGATACACGTTAGTATAAATCTGTAATCTGTAATCTGTAATCTATAATCTCATGATAATAATATTTTGGTAAATGCTTTTGAATAAAAACATCTTTTTTGACATCAATAAACGTTTGTATTAATGATGTCATATTTTACCTTGTTTTTTGAATCATCCTGTAAAAAACAAACAATCCTACAACAGTCGCTGCTCCCATATACAAGTGTGTAGGAAAATCAACATTTAATTGTAATCGTTCTTCTTCCTCTTCTTCTGATATGTCTTGTTCGTCACGTTTTTCATCGTCGGTTGTATTGGCTTCCTTTTCGTCTTCTTTATCGGAGTCATTCATTGACATTGAATTCACTTTTCCGTCTATAGTGTAAAACACCAGGTTTTCAAAATTTTCAATGTCTTTATCCAACTGTACTTTTTGCGCTTCGTTTTGTAATATAGGTGCAAATACACTATGTTGATTTACCTTTGTGTCTAAAGTAGGATATGTATGATTTTCCATTTTTTTATATACTTTATTCTTTTCTCCGGTAGTTCTACCATTCACTGTTTTCATTCTTCCAAAATCAATAAACATTTTAGGATATGGGTATAGGATATAGGAAAATATGTGTTATATACTATTATATACTATGTGCATATATTACTTTTTTTATATATATAAAAGTATTGTTCATATAAATGATATCGGCAATGTGCGGTATTTTTGCGTTACTAAATAACAACAGCACATACACATATGATTTTATAAAAACTGAATTCATGAAAGGAAAATTGCGAGGTCCGGAATATTCCATTCTACAACCCGAGTTCTATAATTACATTCTGGGGTTTCATCGTCTGGCGATAAATGGTCTTAATCCTGAATCTCATCAACCATTAATTTTGGACAATGATCTTATTTTGATTTGTAATGGGGAAATTTATAATTACAAGGAGCTGTATTGTGAAATGAATGTGACACCTAATACAGATTCCGATTGTGAAGTGATTTTGCATTTATACAAACGTTATGGAATGTCGCAAACATTGCGGATGTTGGATGGCGTATTTGCTTTTGTTCTTATGGATATACGTATGGAATTGGATGAACCCACAATGTATGTTGCCCGAGACCCATTTGGGGTTCGTCCGCTTTATATTCTACAAGAACAAGACAATGCTGATACTATATATGGAAACACATCGCTATATGGATTTGCATCAGAAATGAAATATTTGACTGCGTTCAAGACTGACACCAACAGTATCAATCATTTTCTACCAGGATATTACAATGTATATAAACGCAATTCAGATGTTTCTTCGCACTGGGTATATGATGATTCATTCAAATACCACGATATTGGATTTCAGTCTATTATAAATACACGTCATCATCATCACACAATGAATTCCATTTACAAAAATATCATTTACTATTTGAAACAAGCGGTATATAAACGCTGTTCGGTTTCTGACAGACCCGTAGCGTGCTTGCTATCGGGAGGACTGGATAGTAGTTTAATTTGTGCGTTAGTATGTGAATATAATAAGGAGCACGGATTGGCACCTCCAGAAACATATTCCATTGGTTTAAATGGGTCACAAGATTTGTATTATGCATCAATGGTTGCAAAACATTTAAATACAACACATACTGAAATAGAAGTGACAGAAGAAGATTTTGTGAATGAAATTGAAAACGTCATTTATACCATTGAAAGTTACGACACCACAACAGTTAGAGCCAGTATTGGAAACTACTTATTGGGTAAGTATATTTCAAAGTATAGTGATGCAAAAGTCATAATGAACGGCGATGGTTCTGATGAGTTATGTGGTGGATACTTGTACTTTCATTGTGTTCCTGACAATATTGAATTTGACCGGGAATGTTACCGACTTTTGTATAATATTCACAAATACGATGTATTGCGTTCGGATAAATGTATTTCCAGTCACGGACTGGAACCCCGCACACCGTTTCTTGACCGTTCTTGGGTGAATTATTATATGAGCATTCCAGTACATATTCGTAATCATACAGTTACAGGTAATATTGAAAAATTTCTTCTTCGTAAAGCGTTTTCCGAAGAACATTATGGGTCTATATTATTGCCTCCCGAAATCTTACAGCGCTCAAAGGAAGCATTTAGTGATGGCGTATCCAAGCAAACACGTTCATTGTATGAAATTATACAGGAGCACGTTGGAAAGAAAGATTGTGTGAATATGGTGTATAAAGACGCAAATTACTTGGAAGCATCTAATGATGAAAAGAGATATTACATTTCTGTATTTGATAAGCATTACAAAAACTGTGGTAATATTATAGATTATTATTGGATGCCTCTCTATATTGATGCTCACGATGCAAGTGCCCGAACACTGAATATTTACAATTCAAAGAATAATAATCGCAGTAGTGAAGAAAAAATGTAACAACGTGTCAATGAAAAAAAGGAAAAAAGGAAAAAAGGAAAAAAGAACATGTGTAGTAGCACTCGGGTAGTAGATATCATAAAAATTGAATGTAGAAACAGCAAAATGTATTAATAAACTCATTCAAAAATGATCATTATTCATCAGTTATCAGGTCTTGTAAAGGGAACGATTGTAAAACGTCCATCATTATCTATCAAGTCTCCATATGTTGCCGACGTAACATATGAAGATAACTCTTTTCTTGGACATTGTCCATCCCTCGGTTGCTGTGGTCTTGCTGACAATGATGCCACAGTATTAATGTGTCCATCAGTAAATGCAAAGAGCAAATGTCATTACGGAGTGTATTTGTCGGTATTGTATGACGAAAAAAAAGACAAAACAGTGATTGTGGGTATTCATCCCAAATTGGCAGAGCAAATTGTGGAGAACTGTATATCAAACAACCATTTCTCGTGGCTTCCGACATTCACTACATACAAACGCGAATATGTAGTGAAAGATGCTGAGCTTGGCGTAGATTCGCGATTTGATTTTCACGGATATGACATTGACAACAATGAAATTATTATTGAAGTGAAAACAGTCCCTCTGGCTGACTACGAAGATATTCCAAAGAAGGAAAGAAAAGGTAAAAATTATGACGACATTCCATTTGATCAAAAAGTAGCATATTTTCCAGACGGATACAGGAAAAAAGCGAGCGACCCAGTTAGTCCGCGTGCTCTCAAACACGTAAATGAGCTTCGCATTTTGAAGGAAAAAAAGAATATTCGCACCATCCTATGCTTTGTTATACAACGCGATGATGTGTCAAGTTTCCAACCGTCCATTATTGACCCCATATACAAGGATGCAGTGTATCAAGCAAAAAACGCGGGGGTGGAAATATACGCAGTTGTCTGTAAATGGAATATGGACGGTTCGTGTCAATTGGTGAATGACGCGTTGAAAATTAACTGGTAAATGTGATTGTATGTATAATTGTAATAGTAGATATTATCAGAAATCAAAAAAAAACAAAAAACAAAAAACAAAAAACAAAAAATACGTCATCGCCTATAAAGAATATGTTTGCTATTTTAGAACACGTTTTTTTATCCACCATATATCATAAAATCTTAACACGCTTGTCAATGATTGCTTTTCGCCCGCTTGTAATATGATTACTATAAAAGTCTGAAAATCTCATTTTGATAAGCTCTCCGGTATCGTTTGAAAATATAATATACTTAATATTGAATTGCTTCATTGTCTCATAACAACTCTTACACGGGCAACTTTCCATATACATATCTGTATATTCAGATTGTGGGGAACGAGACCTACGAACAACATATAAATTAATCTTGTCCATTATATTCTGTTTCTTACACTTTCGCAATACGTCAATTTCAGCGTGACACGAACACGAATCGTGAATTAAACCATCTTTTGAAAATGTTCTGTAATTGTTATATCCGCGAGCAATAATTTTTCCGCTACGAACAGCAATACATCCAAGTTGCATTGCCATATCGGATTTACTTGCCACTTCGTATGCGTTTGCAGCATACTTCTCGTCACTCGTACTTGGTATACATGGATAATATATAGCCATTATAAATATGAGTTTATATTTATTGGAGTTTGTATATATTGGAGTTTGTCTATATTATATTATACTACAGCCTTTAATTCAATTTTTATTCTTCATTTATCATATTTTTATCGCATTTGTATGTTAGAAATGCGATAACATATCTAAAAATCCGCTGAAAAGTCAAATACGTTTTTATCAACGGTTTTGTTTGCTAATGCGTATTCAGAGTTTGTGCGTTCAAAAAAATTCACTTTTGTTTCTACACTAATTAATTCCATAAAATCAAAAGGATTGGATGATTTATATATTTTATCATAACCCAATTGAAGGCATAAACGGTCAGCAACAAATTCAATATACTGTTTCATTAATTTAGCATTCATACCAATCATACGGCATGGAATAGATTCAGTAATGAATTCCTTTTCAATTTCCACTGCACCCGAAATCAATGTATGAATTTCTTCTTGTGATAATCTATTTTCAAGTTTATTATAGAGCAATACAGCAAACTCTGTATGGAGGGCTTCATCGCGAGAAATCAATTCGTTGGAAAAGGTGAGTCCAGGTAAAAGACCGCGTTTCTTAATCCAGTAAATGCATGCGAAACTGGATGAAAAGAAGATTCCTTCAACCACGGCAAATGCCACCAAACGGGTTGCAAATGAACTTTCTTCATCATTAATCCATTTGCGAGCCCAGTTAGCCTTCTTTTCTACACAAGGGAAGTTTTCAATTGCGTTGAACAATTTGTCACGCTCGTTGGCATCTTTGATATACGTATCAATAAGTAAACTATACATTTCGGAGTGGATATTTTCAATGGCGATTTGGAAACCATAGAAAGCACGTGCTTCTGATAATTGAACGTCATTCATAAAACGGACTGCCAAATTTTCCAAAACAATCCCATCAGAAGCAGCAAAAAATGCCAATACCATACTTACAAAGTGTTTCTCGTCCTTTGTTAATTTTTCCCAGTCATTCAAATCCTTGGACAAATCACATTCCTGGGGAACCCAAAAACTATCTACTGATTTTTTATACATTTTCCAAATGTCATTATCCACAATTGGAAACATTACATAGCGACTATCGTTTGGTGTCAATAAAGGTTCGGGTTTTACAAGTGCATTAGACATTCTCCTAAACTGTTATATTATAAAGAAGACATTTTATGTTTTTCAAAAAAATAGTTTTTTCTTTATATTTCAATAATTTGATTCTAATACCATAGTTTCGCTTAATTGGATTTATTGGATTTATTGGATTATTGGAGTGTATTTTTGGGTTTTGGTTTGGCACATCTTTTTATATGAACACAATATATAACAACAAACAATGTATGACAATGGAAATTATAATTCAGAAATCGTATATGGTGGAGTAGATGGTCTTATTACCACATTTGCTATTATAGCCGGTTCCGTCGGTGCTGAATTGTCACATAATATCATCATTATTCTCGGTTTTGCGTCTATTTTAGCGGATGGATTTAGTATGGGAGTATCCAGCTTCTTAGCGGAACGTATGAGGGAAAGTAGAAAACATCCTTACTTAGTAGGATTATCCACCTTTATTTCGTTCGTTATTTTAGGTTCTATGCCAATGATTCCTTATGTAATGAAACTGGAAGACGCATTTACATATGCAATAGTAATTTTATTATTAATTCTGTTTTTGCTGGGATTATTAAAAGGTAAGGGGTATTATTATGGGTTCGAAACAGCTTTAATTGGTGGTGCTGCGGTTTATATAGCATATCAGTCTGCCAAATATATACACACTCTTGTTCCAGATGAGGAATAGAATAACTTTTCAATTATAATTTGAATAGTTTTTCATTATATTTTTGGGATTATACATTTTAAGCAAATATTATATGAAGACTAAACTTGTAGATAAACCAACGATGAAAAATGGGAATTCAAAAGCAAACGACTCGCGTAAAGGAAGAAAAAATAAAAAAGCGATTAGTAATGATCTTGTAGAATTTTACTCCGACTATACTACAAACGAACATTCCCATTATACAAACAATACAGAAATACAAATTGATTATAAATATATGTCATCCAATGATAAGCACCACGTTGAAAGCAAATTTACAAAACCGAAAGGTAAAAGCCAGGAAATATACAATAGTCTTCTCAAAAATAAAAATAAAAAAATCGTGGTAGCAACTGGACCGGCGGGAACCGGGAAAACATTATTAGCCACTGAAAATGGCGTGAGAAGTTTTTTATTCGGTAATTGTGAAAAACTCATCTTTACACGCCCCTCTGTGTCCGTAGATGAAGACCTTGGTTATCTACCTGGTACCCTTGAAGAAAAAATGTCTCCTTGGGTACGTCCAATTTATGATATATTATATAATTTTATAAGTCCAAAAGAAGTCACAGAACTTATTGAGGAAAAAATAATTGAAATTTCACCACTTGGATATATGCGCGGCAGAACATTTAAAAACTGCTGGATTATAGCCGATGAAATGCAAAATTCCACAGTAAGCCAAATGAAAATGCTAATGACACGCATTGGTGAAAACAGCAGACTTGTTATTACAGGTGATCTTGAACAGCACGATCGCAAAGAAGAAATTAATGGACTTGAAGATTTTTTAAATAAATTCAAAGGAAAACGCTCGTCAAGTATTTCCAGTTTTGAGTTTCAATCTGATGATATACAGCGCGAAGAAGTAGTCAAAGAAGTACTTGATATCTACGAAAGTGAATGTATTCCTCCTGCTTATCATTTAGACAATATGACACTTGAATACAATAATTCTATAAATGATAATCCCATTGAAAACAATATTCCGTGTGAAACTATAAATATTGATTGCGAACCTGATAATGTATCAGAACCTTCCGACGATAATAATTCCAATACTTAGAACAAGCACCTAATTCCCCACAAATTCTTTTCATATTATATAGTATAATATGATGAATCTTAAAAGCTTGCGTAAATTCAATATGGATTTTAGACCCGTGTTGAAAAACACTTCAGTATTGTATGCAATTGCATTAATCTCGTGTTTGGATATTATGTATATGTTCCAAATCAACAAATTCAATGCTATAGTTGTATTTATCTTAGCTGCGTTTGTAACCTCATTCTTTAGTAAAAATATGATGGTTATTTTATTCTTTGCTTTGGTATTGTCACACATTTACCGTTTTGGAGCCAATGTAAGTGAAGGTATGGAAAATAAAGGCGACGACGAAGAAAATAAAGAAGGCAAAGAAGAAGGTGAAGTATCTTCTACCAAATCATCCAACGGTTCCAAAAATATTGATGATGTAGTAGATGATATGATTAACAATATGTCTGACGAAGAAAAGAAGGAAATTGTGGATAAAAAGGACGAAATTACACAGGATTTTGCCGAAGTATCAAAATTACAAGAAACGATGGTCAATAATGTCAAATCATTAGAACCCCTTCTTAATAGAGCGGAAAAGTTTATGAACAAATACGGTAAATACGCAAAGATTAGCGAAAAATACCTATAAACGTCTCAAGTTTTATACATACATATAATATATACACTATTATATGCATCCATCTTATTCCATATTATTTATTTTAATATGTATATTTTTAACCATTTATTATTTTAGTGAATACGTGCATATTAATATCATTTATAAAATCAAAGAAAAAATTAAATACTATACCAATGAGTTACTGTATTTCTTGAAACTCAAAGAGCGACCAACAAAGGAACCCTTTGTGGATATGATTAAGGATTTGCTGAAAATGGTTTTGCTGATACCCAAATTAGTAATGAATGTTGGTGAAATATTTTCGTTTTTATTGAATAGCGTATTTGGAATTGTTGAACTCATTTCTGGTGCTTCAATGGCACTTGCGTTAGGTATAATCACGCTTGGTAAGGGAGTTATTCAATTAGGAGTGTTTATGTTATATTCACTGGAATTCGTTCTTACTCATATGTTTTGTTTCCTTAAAATCATATTCACAGCACCTTCGTGTGTAATTTGGTATGTCATTGAAACATTCGGTAAAATATTGTACCTTGTTCCTATGTTCTTTTTCAGCATTCTTACTATTTTAGGTTTGGACGGTAAAGGTCTTGAAAAAGGATTATGGGATATGTTAGAGAACTTGGACACAATGATTTTCAGTTTGACGGGTATCCACATTATTCATTATCCAAAATGGATTCGTGACCAATGTTACAACTGTCGCCGCTTGAAAATGAGCACCGTCGGAGACCAATTTACAAAAACATTTACCACCTTATCAAAAGAATTCCCACAAGATGCTGCACCTGGTATTTCCGTTATGAATGGTGGCGGAAAACGATTGATGTCTGCTATGCAGAAATTCGCGTCATTAATGGGTTAAATCATTATTATATCATTAGTATGTATATAATAATGCCCAAACAATGTCCCACTGGCGTAGTATGTGTTGAATACACTGCTGTTTCATTTTACATCATTATTTTCAGCATTATTGGATATTTAGTATATTTGAATTATCAAGAAAAAACGCCTATACAAATATTCAACCAATTACCATCAAACTCAAGCTCATCCAACGATTTAGATAAAAATACGAACATTTTTAACTCTTCATTAGAACCTCCACTTTCTACCAATCAACACTTTCCTCCTTTAGCAGGAGATGTTCGGGGCGGAATTCCAATTAATGTGAAGACACGCCCAACATCGCAACAACATAGTTATTCACAAATCGGTATATTGACAAAAGAGAATATGAATGGTAATGGTGAGAACCTTATATTGCCATTAATGGGGAAATTGAACGATACCCGACGCGACAAGTGGAATTTTTATACGATTTCTAATACGGGTGCGGTTAATACCAAATTGCCTATTAGTGTAAATGGAAAGAACTGCTCAAATGAATATGGATGCGATGACGTAATGAACGGAGATACTGTTTATGTTGAAGGATACAATGGTATTTTTAACGTAACCAAGTATGAAAATAATGATTTCCAATACATTCCTTATTTGTAAATTATATTATAGTTGAATATTATATAACTATAATACAAATACATGGCTAATAATAATAAAGGTAATTATACTAATTTAAAAAATGGGAATGGGAATAACACCCTTAATAGTGACTCCACTGATTATGATTATAGTAGAATTACAATATATCCATCAAACTATGTAGGTAGTAATAGTGTTAATCTAAATTATGCTATTCCAACACTTAATGTAAAAATTACTACAAATAATAATAATATAAATAACTCATACAAGGCAACCAAATTATATGTAAATGGTGATACTGTTCATAATTATGATTTTGATGATGTTGATTATATTAAAGGCGACGTTGCTGGTGAGATTATATTAGAACACACCCCATATAATGGTAGTGGAAATAAATTATTTGTCATAATACCAGTCATAAAAGTAAATAAACCAAACGAATACAACGCATTAAATAGTTTATTAAATATGATGAGTATAACAGGAGATAAGAGTCCTATAGAATTTAATTTAAATACGAATTTGAAAAGCGATACTGGGTACTATTATTACACTCATTCATCAAATGATTTTATTGTATTTAAGCAAGCTATTGAAGTAGGCGCAAATAGTACTATAGACCCTAATCAAAATGTACCATCTGAGATTGGTGATACAAATGGAACTGGAACTATTAATTCTGTTTCTAGTCAAAATAGTAGTGCAATATCTATATATGAATCAAGCTCAAATGCTAAAAAAACGGATAGGGGTACAGTAAATTCATTATCGGCGAAGGAAGACCAAATTTATATTGACTGCCAACCCACTGGATATAGTGAGGAAACCATCTCCACATATAACTTGCCAATTAATAGTGAATATACAGAAAATGCTGCAAATGTCAATTTACAACGCACAACTACGAGTTTGGTGGTTGTAATGGTGGGTATGTTACTATGCTACTTTGTTGGTCCCAATGTGTATAAAACGGCGATTATTGACCAATTTATTAAGAATGTTATGTATAATCAAAATGCAAGAAACAATTGTATGAATCCTTTGCCAAGTTCAAAACCAGAAGCGTGCACAAATGCGTCAGAAAATGAAAGAATACTTGGTGGTATTGATTCATTATTATTGATTAGTGTGTTTTGGATTTTCCTTTCCTTATTAAGTGTTGGAGCTTCATATAAAAATTCATATTCAACCATTTCAATATACTTTTTATTCGGTATTATTAGCACATTCTTCGGCATTCAACATAGTCGAAGTAAAAAAGAATATATGACTGGAAAACTTTCAGATGGTACACGTGATTTTACATTATATGAATGGTATTTCGATGAAAATTGGAATATGGATAAACAATATGATTATAATTTTATGGGTTATTCAGTTACAAGTATATTTGAAGCACTTGCAAAGTTAATTCGCAAGGATGATAAAACAAGCATCTCATTTCATATACTATTATTTGCTGGTGTAATTCTTGTATCATCTTTAATATCGTCAGGATTTTTTGAATTAGGTAATCCAGCTTCATCAAAATTATGGGGAAGTATTTTAATTCCTATGTTTATTATTCTCTATATCCCGTTTAATATGAGTACAAGTGGTAGTAGTATTGGAAAAGGAAGTAGGATTATTCTCAACAAGTTTTGGTTTACTGATACATCATAATTCATATCATAATTCATATGTAATTCAATAATTATATATGAAGATATTTATACTTTGGAAGCACCGTCTAATTTGGTAGCAACAGGTTTGAATCCACTGTTTATGATTTCAACCATTTCGCTTTTTCCAATAGGAGCCATTTTTTCAACCATTTCTTCTTCCAATGACTTTTCTTTGGGAGGGTTCATTGCCTTCATTTGAGCGTTTTTGCGATCTTGTGTAGGTGTATGATCAACAATCGCTTTGCGTCCAGTTACATAGGATGTACGTTTCAATAATTCAAAAGCAACGAAGATGAATAAGATTGCCACAATAGGATTTGCATAGAAGAAAAGATACAAAATAAGAACAACCATTGTTAATAAACCAATAGGGCTTTCAATAGTTTCCGCAATAAGTTCAGGAGTTTCTACATTGAACATTAAATAAAATACAAAAAGAACTAATACAGTTAATTCAAGAGGAGTAAATGATTTGAATACGTTTTTCATTATATATTATACACTATTATTTTATTCAACCAAAAATTGATTTTATTTCTCTAAACATTTCACAATCTATATAAATAGATTACACGACTACATACATATGTCAGGACTCATTCACAACGCATGGGGTGGGAAAAATATCCAGCCTACAAAACCCGCCAAAAACATAAAAAAAACTAAAAACGCTAAGAAAAAAGACGCTCCTTGGCAATCTACATTAGATGATGACTTTATCGCTACTATTCTATCTCAATCCTATATTGGAAAAAAAGGATACACCATTCCAAAATCGTGTCTTACTCCTAAAATATTAGATTCAATCTATGAAGAATTACACGCTAAACCTTTCATAGCAATGAATTGTGGTGGTCCTGCAAATCAAAACAATGGATTTTATTGTTATCGCGAAAATGAAAAGAAGATTTATATTCCGCGATTTTACGGGATAAACACATTTGGTATTCCAGCTAAATGTGAATTAGTGGATGGACCCGAACCTATAGATGTGCCATTTACTAAAAACCTTCGCGATTATCAGGAAAAAATTGTAGATACCTATATTACACATTGTAATACAGAACAAGGGAATGGTGGTATATTGGAAGTTCCGTGTGGTCGCGGGAAAACGATTATGGCATTAAACATCATTTCGCGTATGAAAACGAAAACATTGGTCATTGTTCATAAGGAATTTTTGATGAATCAGTGGATAGAACGCATTGAAGATTTCCTTCCAAGTGCGAAAGTTGGGAAAATACAGGGACCAGTATTTGATGTGGAAGGGAAAGACATTGTGATTGGGATGTTACAAACCCTTTATATAAAAGATTTCCACAAATCCACATTTGATTGTTTTGGTTTGACTATTGTGGATGAGGTGCATCGTATTGGTAGCGAACAATTTTCCAAAGCATTATTCAAAGCTGTGACTAAATATATGCTTGGAATATCGGCAACAGTTGAACGCAAAGACCGTCTGACACACGTATTATATATGTTTATTGGTCCAAAAATATATCACGAAGAACGTGAGAAAGATGATATTGTAAAAGTTCGTGCAATGCATTATAAAACAAATGATACAGAGTTTAATGAAGTGGAATTGGATTACAAAGGGAACCCGAAATACAGTACAATGATTTCTAAACTGTGTTCGTTTGGACCGAGGAGCGATTTCATTGTGGGTGTGGTTCGCGACTTGATATGTGAATATCCTGAAAAACAGATTATGATTCTCGGACACAACCGGAATTTATTGACATATTTACACGATTCAATTACACATAAATCATTTGCGTCGTGTGGATATTATCTTGGTGGAATGAAGCAAAAAGACCTTCAAGAAACGGAAACCAAGCAGATTGTGATTGCTACGTATGCTATGGCTGCGGAGGCATTGGATATAAAAACACTTTCAACCTTGGTAATGGTGACGCCAAAGACGGATATTACACAGTCTATAGGGCGTATATTGAGGGTGAAAAACAACAATCCCATTGTGGTGGATATTGTAGATGCTCATACAAATTTTATAAATCAGTGGAGCCAGCGAAAGAAATTCTACAAGAAGAATGGTTATCTCATCAATAGCATTAGTAGTGATAATTATATTGATATGGTGTCAAGTAAATGGAAATGTGTATATGATCCGTGTGAAAGCAATGGCACAGACAAAGCAAAAGATGATGATGATGATGAAGAAGGAATGTATGGTGGTAAATGTATGATACAATGGTAATGCATATTTGTCAAATAAATATCCTTGAAATGACACCTTATTATGCTTGTGCTGTAAATTGTGTGATTTTTTTATTTTTCTTGATATAGAACTCAGTAGCCAAGTAGTTTAACATTTTGTTCAAGTTGATATCGTCTTTAGCATAGTCGCCGCCCATAGTTTCGGTAGCTACTTTCAGGTACCATTTGAAATTGGGCGAATCCATATCCTCAAACCTAAACTGTTTTCCGTCTTCCCAGTCCTCCAAACAATAATAACTCTTGTTATCAATCGTTGTAATAAGGCGTCGCATTTGTCGTTTTTCCTTGTCTTTCTCCCAGGAACCGTCCTCTTTCTTGAAGTACATAATTTGTCGTTTTACATCTGTGCAGTGGATAGGGCGTTCATGAACCTCTAAACTGCCAAGTGATTTGTCTATAATGTTCATCATTCCATTCAGGTAACCGTGGTTCCCGAAATAAAATAAATCTTCCTCCTCAATCTTAATCTGTTTCAAGAATGTCTGAAAATCTATTGCATCCTTACACTGATTGTTCAAAAAGAAGTTGAGATTGAACTTGTTAGTGGTGTTATTATTGGTGACTAACGACATATTAGATATCTTCTGTGTAAGTTCATCAATCTTCTTTTCTTGCTCTATATGGTGTCGCTGTTGTTCCTCTATAAGAGTTTGTATTTCGGTAGTTGCATTGCTTTGTTGTTGTTTTAGTGTAGCGCACTGTTGTTTATGACGAGACAACCCTGGCTGATACTTGTATGCCTTACCACATATGCACTCAAATAATAACGGCGAGTTTTTTATACCATTTTTTACCATTTTGTGTTTTGCAGTCATTTTATGTTTGTCCATATCACTCATTTTATAGCATATGTAATTACATTTCTCACAGTAAAATTTTTGTGGCGAGTTTTGGCGAGTTTTTTTACCCATGTCTATCTAAAATGTCCGGACATTTTATTTTTGTCCAAAAAAAAATATGCAGTCCCCACAGATTTTTTATTTCCTCATTTTAAAGCCTCCCTTACCATAACACGGATTTTCCTACCTCCTTGTGCAAACTATTTTCAATATTTCATTTTTGGACATTTTTAAAAATGTCCAATTTTGAAAATTTCGTTCCACTTTTTTTTCGAAGAAAAAATCAGAAAAACGTAAAATTTTGGTATTTACTGCATAGCACTGCATAAGCCTATTTTCAGCCATACTGAGATGACATTTTTGTAGAATTCATACAATTATTATATTGCTATATGGTAAGGATGCCGAATGCCCATTGTAATAAGTGTAAATCCTATTTACATGAAATATGTATATCTGATAAAAGTAAAGAACTGTTTATTAAACTAATGCTGGAACGTTCCAGGAAGATGGGAGGGGTGATTTATAATGTGGTGCCGGGGATAGCACATTGCGAGGTGGGAAATGTGTCGTGTGATGGAACGATACAGGTGCTATTTTTCAAAGAATATCCAAACAAGGCAGACGAGGAGATGTTTAAGCGTCGTTTATTTAGTAATGAAGATCCAGATGGTTGCAGTGATACATTTTGTTTGGAATGGATATTTAATTTCCCTCCATGCTGGTGACGAATAAAACAAAAATTGATTGTAATTTGTAAAATAGTATTGTAGCATACAAATTAGAGAATAGCTATGATGCTACTACTTATTGCGCTGATAGCATATACGTATGCTGAAATTTTAGATGACTCTCTGTGGTACGGTGTATACCAAGAGACGTGTGACGAATTCTGTGTTAATAATAATTTAGGTCATTGTGATCAATATCAGTTTGTTGCTGTAGATACAACAGAGAAAGTAGAATCACTATTGCACAAGACGATACATCCTGCATACAATTGTAATGTATTTGAAAAAGGGAAACAAGTAGGTTACGAACCTACTGATGGATGGTTGCAGTTCAAATGCCATTACTTTGACTCTGAACTAAATGTAGAAGATACGATAGAACTCTGTCAAGGAAAGAGAAGAGTTAATAAAATGTGTCCTTGTACAACACATTCACATTCATTTCAATCATATACTCCAACATCGCAACCTACATCTTTTCCAACAATATCCAAAGTACCTACATCAGAACCGACATCTTTTCCAACACAGAAACCAACACAGAAACCAACACAGAAACCAATATTGCACCCTATGTCAGAGTTGTTACATCGCCAGAATCAAACAATACTTATAGTATTGTCTATTGCTACAGTATTCATTGTATCTGGATGTTGCTTTTATAGATATATTCGAAATAGAAAAACGCTAATAGAAACACAAACAAACCAATCAGAACAATCAACACAAAAAATACACGGACACAACGAGCGTTCTTTAGAAGTAGTCGTTCCAGTGGTATCTGAAATTCCTGTTGTCCGGGCATATGTAATCCCTGAATACCCACAGCCATCAGCACCTCCAAAAATAGATATTGAAATGGGAATAAAATAATATGATTAATGTATATACCCAACCCTACTAAGTTAAACACACCAAGAAAAAGTACATTTTTCTCATGGGAGATAATTCATACTCATACTATATTCGCACAAAACCTTGTTGTTCCAGCACACAATCCGTATCGTTACAAGGACCAAGAGGTCCAACAGGTCCTCAAGGACCTCCTGGTGCAACATCACCGTCTAACAATGCAATTTTGTATTTTTCTGATTTTGTATCACAAGACGCTTCATCAGCATATTTAGATATTGACTTTACACGTTCTCAAAACAATGGCATCATCAACTTTTTAGATGGAACAAATACAACTTCAAGTATTACATTTGAAAATGAAACACTATCTAATAGTTATATAGAAATATACGCACATTGTGACGCTGAAGCAGGTAGTGCAGGTCAAGACAATTGGGTGATTATGGATTTAATTGGAAATGATTTAGAACCTACACCAATACAGCCAAATTCTTTATCCACTGTTGATATTGACACACGTAGCGTCCAAAAGGGAGCACAACTCCATTTATCATTTGGTCCATCTGCATACCGTGTAAATGATACAACAACAGCAGCCAATAATTTAACCGTGCATAAGGATAATAAATATCGTCTTCGCGTCCAAACCGGTCGTGCATATACATTAACAGAAATCAAGTTGGTGATTCATTTGCGAGATTCAGTATAAATCATCCATACATACAAAACAAAAAATTCATAATGTAAAAAATAGATTATGAATTAGGGTCCATACATACATTCTATGTATTGTAATTATATACCAATCTCCCAATATGAATGATCCGATCACCTTGTTTGGCAATCCCGGTAGGACACCAACGCTTGAATTTGTGATTAAACTCAAATGTCATGAGTAATTCTTTATTCACATCTACATATTTGAATGGATTCACGTCTTGAAAATCTTCTTCGTCATCACTTTCTTCAATATAATCAATGTTGTCATTTTCCTTAATTTTCCGAAACAATGTATTCATCCTGCGACTAATATTGTAATTGGGAATATAAGCAACATCATAGTATTCTTTGGTATTATTTTTACCATAAGCAAAGAGATGGTAAATATCGGATTGAATATCCGCCTTGACAACAAACACACATTGTTTCTTATAATAATGACTTTTAAGGTTTTTATTGTATTTACAATCATATTTGGAAGCATAGGTGGAAATATTGTCTTTCGTTTTCTTGACTTGTTTCAACATTGACAACTGTTGTGTTTTCACATTCAAATAAGGTTCCATATTATAATTAGAACGGTATTGAATATGATGTATATTGTATGAAATGGTGCTCTCAATATCCCGAGGAATAATGCCATTGTATGAGCATTGCTTAGGATGTTTCCAAATAATAGGACAGCAAATGAAGAAACGATAGTTTGAAAACATTGTACTACATTCGCTACATATAGAATGAATTAGGTCCCATTTTTCAATCATTTGAAAGTGAGGTAATTGAACACCACAATAATAATAAATGTCTTCAATAATGAAATATTTGTTCGGATTATTATCCTCTTGATATAATGTGCCATATAACAATGTATTATATCCCAGTTCGTAATTACAATGATGTGTCATTTTAATACAGCTTGAATAATCCTTGTTTTTATTCATCGTCAAACAATAGCATACATTATTATCTTTATGTCCGTCATATGAAAACCAACATAACATCTTTTTTCCATAAGGTATAGCTAATGCTGTATCATAATGAGAAACTTTCTTATGTGAAACAGTTTCATATGAAAGTTTAAAATCAGGAAGTCGTTTTAATACTGTTTGTATTTCTCTATCGTCAAGTTCCATAATGATGTTTGATAGATATACTGATTATATATCAAAATCAATTTTTATATGTATATACAATATACAATATACAATAAGGTCTAAATGAAAATGAAAAATATAATGTCTTATTTGCCCAAAGATACTACACAATTATACATTGTGACAATTATAGCAATGTACATTGTGTATAAGTTATTGCAAATAATAGCAGTGTTTGCAACCTCATTTGAAAAGGAAATTGAGGTTCGTGAAAAATATGTAAAGCCTGGTAAAAAAACAGAGTTTAGTGTGATTGATAGTGAGGGAAACACATATTTAATCGTAGATAGATTCATATTGATGGAATTTAATAGTGGTGATGATTATGCGATGATGAAGGTAGGAGATAAATATAAAGTAAAGGGATACTGGTTTCGTTTCCCCCTATTATCATGGTATCCTCAACTTTATGCAGTTGAAAAAGTCTAAAATATAAGGACATAAAGAAAAATATTGTTTTAGTGTATAAACAATATGTTTTTGTTTGTTGTCTCACTACTCTCTCTCGTAAATCTATCAACAGCGTTCAATGCGTCACATCCGTTATGGAGTGATTTCCAACATTTCACCCATCGTTTTAACAAAATGTATTCCAGTGTAGAAGAATTCCGCCAACGTTTTAGCATTTTTGAAGATAATATGCTATTTGCACGTGAAAACGCCGGAAATAGCTATACATTAGGCATGACACGATTTTCCGATATGACATTGGAAGAATTCCGTCAATTCAATGGTTTCGGTGTAGGCGGTCCTTTTTTCAGTAAATGTACAAAGTTTCAATCCACCAACAGTGATGTAGCCAATGAACGTGATTGGCGCGCTGAAGGTGCTGTGACACCAGTAAAGGATCAAGGACAATGTGGTTCGTGCTGGTCATTCAGTGCTACAGGTGCTATGGAAGGTGCATGGGAAATTGCCAAAGGCGATTTAGAAAGTCTATCTGAACAGCAATTGGTAGAATGTTCTAAATCCTACGGAAACCACGGATGCTATGGTGGCTTAATGGATGATGCTTTTGAATACGCCATGGACAATGGTATGTGTTTGGAGGAAGAATATCCATACACAGCAACATCCAATGAAGACTGTAAAAAATGCAGTCCCGTCGTATCAGTATCTGGATGTGTAGATGTAACCCCTAACAACCAAGTCCATTTGAAAGAGGCGGTATACAATACACCAGTGTCCATTGCGATTGAAGCGGATACACGTGTCTTCCAAATGTACACAGGAGGTGTATTAACAAGTGAAGCGTGTGGTACAAATTTGGACCACGGTGTATTGATTGTAGGATATGGTGAAGAAAGCGGAATTCCTTACTGGTTAGTAAAGAACAGCTGGGGACCTTCGTGGGGTGAAGGTGGATACATTAAGATTGAAAGAAGTGATAGCACAAATGACCCAGGAATTTGTGGTATTGCCATGCAGCCATCTTACCCTGTAGTTTAAGATGATGTAGTATAATCTTCATCTAATTCAGAATCTAACATATTGGACAACTCATTATCCATGGACAAAATCGTCTGTTGATTGGAGTGTTCCACATTTTTTAAATGAGTTAAAATTTCGTCATATTTTTTATTTTTGGAGACATTATCAATAATAATGCTTTGTGTATAATTATCCCTTATATACAAATAACCAATGTGAATCCCATATAAAAGTAATCCATAAAATGCAATATAGAAAATCAACTCTAAAATAAAATACATGTGTATATGTTATAAAAATAA